TTGCCGGCCGAGTCGACCCAGACCCACTCGAGCCGGTAGCGCCCCCCGGCCACCAGCCCCGACACCCGCTGCCGCACCTCCGACCCGCTGGACGACGGCCCACCGCTCAGCCCGCTCGGGTAGAGCGCTTGCGTCTTCGTGTTGGTCAGACTGGCCGACGTGACCGAGGCGAGGGTCGCCGCGGTGGGGAGCTGCGCCGTCACGTCGTAGGCCCAGAGCAGGTCTTCATGGCTCTTGTGCTCGCGGACCGGGTCGCTCACCGCGCACCTCCGACGACGAGTAGGCGGCGACCGGGACCAGTCACGGTCGCGTGCTGGTCGCCACCCGTCACGACCAGCGTGCGGCTCGGCCCGATGACGCGCTCGAGCGGGCTCCCCGTGTCCGGCCCGGTCGACCCGATCCCGTGCAGCCCCGGCGCCCCGAAGACGACACCGCCCGCCCCGACGAAGCCGAGCGCGCCCAGCCCCATGAGCGCCGGCGCACCGAGCACGATGGCCCCGGCGGCGGCGAACGCCTCGGCGGCGGTTCCCGCCAGGGTCGGCGCGCCGACGGAGACACCCCCGGCGCCCGTGAAGGTCTCGACGGCCACACCGGCGAGGGAGGGTGCTCCGAACGACGCGGCCCCGGCGCCGACGAAGGTCTCCGTGCCCACACCGGCGAGGGCTGGCCCACCGAAGGACACCCCACCGCTGCCGGTCGTGACGTCGCCGGAGGCGCCCTGGCCGGCCAGTACGGGCGCGGCGAAGGTGACACCGCCGGAACCCGTGATCGCCAGCAGCGCCGAGCCGACGCCCGCGAGGACCGGCGCACCGAAGGTGACTGCTCCTGCCCCGGTGAACGTCTCCGCGCCCACACCGGCCAGCACCGGATGGGCGAAGGTGACGCCCCCCGTGCCGACGAAGGTCTCGGCGCCGGTTCCCGCCAAGGCCGGGCCGACGAACACGACACCACCGCTGCCGGTGAAGGTCTCGACGGCCGTGCCCGCGATCACCGGCGCGGCGAAGGTCAGTCCACCCGACCCGGTGAACGTCTCGGCGCCGGTGCCGGCGAGGGCGGGTGCGGCGAACGTGACCGCCCCCGCGCCGGTGATCGCCGGCGGGCCGGCGGCGGCCGAGCGAATCCAACGCCGACGGGGGCGGGTCCGGACCCAGGTCGTGCGGATCAGCGTGGGCATGACGGGCTAGGTTTCCTCGATGTAGACGCAACCCTGGATCGTCGCGTCGTCGGGCAGGGTGGTCTGGAGGCGGATCACCAGGGCGGCGGCCTGACGGCACCCGGGGGCGAGCGTCGAGTCGGGCCACCAGCGCTCGAGCGGGGTGTTCCGGACGATCCACCCGAACTCCTCGAGCGTAACCGCCGTGCCGGAGGTGGTCGCCACGGTCGTCCCGTTCACCTCGGCCGCGAAGCCGGCGGCGGCGTCCGACTCGTCGAGCGGCTGCGGGGTCGTCGACGTGCCGTTACCCGACGTGACGGTGGCCGGTAGGCGGATGATGGAGAGGCGCACGCCGTAGTCGTTGGCCTCGGTCGTGTCCTCCTGCTGGGAGAGAATCAGGCCGCGCAGCTTGATCGGCTTGTCGTCGGCCGGGGTCAGCTCGAAGAGGTCGGTGTCCCCGCCGGCCGCCGTGACCGTCGCCGAGAAGCTGACCGTGTAGTTGCGGCTCATCGGGCTACCCTCCTAGGCGACGCGGCGGCGCGTCCAGACGCGCATGGGGGCGCGGCGGCGGACCGGGAGCGTGGTCGACGCCGCACCGGGCGTGTAGTCGATGATGATCTGGGGCGCGAGCGCCGTCGGCGCGTCCCAGGTCGAGTAGGTCTCGCCGACCGACCCGGCCTGCGCCGAGGCGTCCTGGTCCGACTGGTCGACGATCGCGATGGCGTTGCCCGACGCCCAGCCGCCCCGTGCGAGGACCGCCGCGACGGCGTTGCCCAGCGTGGTCTGCAGCCCACCGGTCGTCGGGTGGACGTAGGTCGAGCCGTTCGTGTGGTTCACGTTGACCGTCTCGGCGGCGATGGAGGCCGTCACGACCGGGCGCGACCCCGGCGGGCTGCCCGACGAGAAGGTGGCCGTGTTGTCCTGGTCGATCACCGCCCAGCGGTGGGGGATGTTGTACCACTCGGTCGTGTCCTTCACGAGCGAGAGGCGCGCCCCGGTGACCGTGTCGGCGGCGGTCAGCGTGACCCCCGCGAAGCGCACCCCGACGCAGCCGTTGGTCGGGATCGGGTTGCCCGGCTGCCCGAAGAAGTGGAACGCCTCCGTCGAGTCGAAGGTCGTGTGGAACCAGTCGAGCGCGGCGTCCGACGCCGAATCCGGAACGGTCAACGTGAGTGTCGCCAGTGTTCACACCCCTAGCCCGACGCCGACCGGAAGCGGGGCGGCGACTCGCGCACCACGCCGTCGTCGTCGGCGACCCGGGCCAGGATGCCGAGCGGATCGTCGGTCGTGACCGGGATGCGCGGGTCGCGTCCGTCGGCGGGGAGGTTCGCGAAGTGGGCGCGGATGAGGTAATCCTCCATGCTGGCGCGGATCAGCGCCTGCGCGCCCTGGGCCGCCCGCGGGATGAACTGGTGCAGGAACGTGTTCCAGCGCTGGGGCGCGGTCGGGTTCGCCTGCTGGTCGGCGAGCGTCTCCCAGAAGGCGGCGTCGAAGACGAGCGTGCGGCGGTCCGGGTCGCGCGCGTCGATCCCGCGCACGGTCGGCTGCACGGCGTAGCCGACCTCGTGGACGACCACGTACTGCCACCACGCGGTGGCGTTCGGGCGCGACCCGGCCGGCACGGCCGCCATCGCCTCGGGGACCGTCTCGAAGACGTCGCCGACCGCCGAGGTGCGGAAGGTCGTCGGCGGATCGATGAGCGTCTTGTTGGCCTGGGTGCCGGAGGCGGCCCGGAGGAGACGTGTTCTCGTGAGGAAGGGCAACGATTAGCCCTTCTGGATCGTGAACGTGAAGCTCGACACGCTGACCGCCGCGCCGGCCTGGATAGCCGTGCTGTTCACGACCAGATCGTGCGTGCCGGTGCCGACGGTGCCGTCGAAGGCGACGCTCGTCCCGTTCGACTGCAGCGCCCGGAAGAAGGCCGCCGTACCGGTCGCGTCCGCGCTCGAGTCGGCGGTGAAGGCGTTGAAGGTGAGCACCCCACCGGAGGCCGCCGGCGCGCTGGTCGCGTTGAAGCGCAGTTCAGCGAGCAGCGTGTTGCCCGACAGGGCGGTGTCCGCGTTGGTCGGCTGGGTGCCGGAGTAGATCCGGAGGTAGCCGTTGTCGAGCTGCCGGGCCACCGCGTCGGCGGCTGCATTTGCACTGGCATTGGCAAGCTTCGGATTGAGCGCGATGACATTCCTCCTGTGGTGGTGGCTGATCCCGGTCGTGCTCGGCGCCCTCCTAGGCTCCCTCCTTCGGTTCGTCGGTGACCCGTCGGTGCGGGATCGGCTCGACCAGCACCCGCAGCGACCGCAAGAGACCGGCGGTTTCGTGGCAAGCACAGGCGCAGAAGAATTCGCCCGGCAGGGCACCGGTGTGGTTCGGGTCGCAGGCGAGGCAGCCGAGCGGGGTGCGCACGGCCCGGTAGAGGCGCAGGAGCGCGGTCGCCGTGTCGGGGGCCGTCACGGAGGCGCCTCCGGCTCACCCACGACGCGGCTCGCGTGCTCGCGCCGCAGGGCATGCTCGTACCCGCGCCACAACTGCTCACGCGACATGCGCCGCAGATCGGCGTCGGTCACGTAGTCGTAGTCGATCTCCGCATCGGGGATCGTCGGCGCCTCGGAAGGCGGTGCGGCCGGCACCCCACTGTCCAGCGCACGGAGGTCTCGACGGACGGACCAGAGCACCCACACGCAGTAGGCGAGCCCGCCGCACACCACGACGACGGCCACGGCGGTGACGATCTGGATCACGCCACCGCCTCGATCTCGCTGGTGTCCACGATCGCGCCCCAACTTCTGACGCAGCGGGGATGGGCGAGGGTCGGCACGTCGGCCATCTGGTCGAGGCGGAGCTTCTTGCCGTGGGCCTTCTCCGGATCGTCGTGGCTCCGCAGGCCGCAGCCGTCGCCGTCGAAGATCTCGATGCCCACGACCACGCCGCTCGCCCGGTAGCTCGTCATGGCGGCCGTGTTGGTCGCGTGTCCCAGCTCCGTGCGCGCCACCGTCTCCGCCCGCGCCCTATTGAACGCCGTCAGCGCCTCGATGCGCGCCGCAAGCTGGGGTATCCCCTCACCGGCCGCCTGCCCCTCCTGGAGCGCCCGCGCGATGTCGGCCCGGGTGTGCTCGCTGATCCCGCGGATTTCCTTCCCCGCTTCGGCCAGGTACGCCTGCACGGTCGGGTTGGGCAGCTCGAACGACGTGTCCAGGCCGTCCTCGGTCAGGGCGTGGACGCCGGTCAGCACCTTGCGGTACCAGCCCTCGAGCAGGCGCGTGAGGGACCGCGTCGCCCGGTCGACCGAGAAGAGGTCCGACCAGTCGAGCGCCTTCTCCTGCCGCTCCAGTGCCGCCACGACCGCGGCCTGCTGCGCCGAGAGGTACGCGGCCAGGGCCCGCTCGAGCCCCGGCTGGTGCCGCGCCCGGATGCGCGTCAGCCCGGCGGCGAGGTTGTGCGATGCGGCTTTGGTCGACGCCGGGCGGCGGCCCTTCTCCGGTGCCGGCAAGGCGCGGAGCGGGGCCGGCTCCTGCAGCGGCGCGGGGACGGACTCGGGCTCGGGGGGAATGAGGTCGGCCGGGTCGGTGGGGGTGACGTTGATCGGGACGTAGACGACCTCGCCGCCGGGGAGGCCGTCGAGGTCGACCTGGGCGCGCGCCTCGTTGGGCGTCATCCAGCCGCCCCGGACGGCCCGGTCGAGCCGCTCGTACAGCTTGTCGAGGTCGGGCTGCAGCACCCGGACCTGGGAGAGGTCGAACTCGACCCGCTCGGCCTGGGGGTTCCCGAGATCCGGTAGGAGCTGCGCGCCCATCTCGTCGGCCAGCACGCGCTGGGTGGGAATGACCGCGTTCTCGAACGCCTGCTCGCGGTACTCGGCCATCGTCGCGCCGACCTTGGTGTTGGCCAGGCCGGAGCCCAGGCCGACGACCGCGGCGGGGATGCCCAGCACCGCCGAGACCCGCTCCTCGGGGATGCCGCGCAGGACGCGCATGTCCATCTGCTGGGGGGAGAAGCTGAGCGGGGTGACCTTGACCTTGGCGCTCATGACCATCACGGCGCCGCGGTTGTCGCCGCCGAAGCGGGCCGCCGCCTCGCCCTTGATCTGCTCGGCGTCCTCCTTGGTGACCGTGGTCGCCGCGTCGTCGGGGGCGATGATCAGGCCCGGCACGGCCATGTTGCGGAGCAGCGCGGCCGTGAAGTTGGCCGCCTCGTCGTCGGTGGCGATCTCGCGGACCAGGCTGGCGATCTCCGAAAGGCCCTTGCGGGGATTCATCGGGTCGACGCCGTTGCGGAAGTGGACCACGTCGCCGGTCCTGGTCGGGTCGACCGGGTCCGGGGCCGCGAGGCGGATCGGGGTGCCGCCCGGGGTGTAGTCGTAGTGGGAGATGAAGACGGTCCCGTCGTCGGGGTACTTCGGCTCGATCAGGGTGGACGGCACCCACCAGAGCTGCACGACCCGGCCGCCGGCCGAGCGGACCTTGAGCCAGTAGGCGTTGCCGGTGGCCTTGAAGTCCGAGGCCGTCGCGCCGAGCAGGACCGCCCCCGAGTAGTACGGGTTCGGCCGGCGCAGGAGGAGCGTCAGCGGGTGGTCGCGCACGACCTCCTCGGCGCCGTCCTGGCCGACCCGCACGACCTGCACCGGCGCCTCGGGCAGGGTGCGCGCGACCCAGGCGAGGCATGCCGCCACGATGGAGTTACCGCGGCCGTCGCCGACCGCGCCCGCGTAGTCGATCCGGGTGCGCCCCAGGCTGCTCGACCACCAGGCCGGCCGGCTGTAGCCGAACCGCATGACGAATTGCTTGACCGAGGCGGTCAGGCGGGAGACGAGGCTCACAGTGCTTGTAGCCGCTGGCCGGTTAGCACCAACTCGGTCAGCGCCCAGACCAGCGCGTCGACCCGGTCGGGCGAGCCGTCGTAGGCGTCCGGGACGTAGCCGCACATCTGGTCCTCGAGGTCGGGCAGCGCGCCCACGTGGTGGACCTTCCCCTGCTCGTAGAGCGCGGCGACCGGCTCGGCCCGGGTGCGCTTGCCCCGGCTGGCGTGGACCGCCTTGTAACTCACGTTCCGGTCGACGGTGCGCACGGTCGCCTCGACGAGCTCGCCCCCGTTGTTCACCTCGGCGACGAGGCGGTCGGCGCGGTGCGCGTGGTAGGCGTTGACGGCGCGGCGCGCCCAGCCGTCGGGGCTGAGTCGGCAGGTCAGGTCGCCGAGGACGTAGCCGTGGCCGTCCACGCCGAGGCCGGCGACCACGATGCCGGTCTGGTCCGCGTCCTCGCCCGAGGTCACGGCCGGATCGACGGCGACGACGACGCGGGCCAGGTCGGGGTGGGCCGCGACGCGGAGGTCGTCGATGGCTTTGCGGGTCCAGAGAGCACCGGGCGTGTCGTCGAGCAGCTCCGCGTCGATCTCCTGGCGGCCGAGGCGGGTGCCACCGTAACGGGCGACGATCTGCTCGAGGAAGGCGGGCGCGAGGTTCTGGGCGTTCTCGTGCGTGGTGCCGCGGGTGACGACCGTCGTCGGGGCGGCGAGCAGTTCGCGCACGAGACGGACGGGCCGGGGCGTGGTCGCCACGACGGCGCGCGGGTCGGCGCCCAGGCGCAGCCCGAACTGGAGCATGTCCCACGTCTCGGGGTAGCGCCAGGCCGCGATCTCGTCGCAGGCCGCCCCGTCGTGCTGGGGGCCGCGCAGGCGGTCGGGCTCGTCGGCCGAGTAGGTCGTCGCCAGCGCCCCATTGGGCCAGGTCAGGCGTCGCTTGGACGGCTCGTAGGTGGGGCGGAAGCCGGGGGCGCTGACCGCCAGGATGCCCGACTCGCCCTCGACGAGGACGTCGCGCACGTCGGCGACCGTCGGCGCCACTAGCGCGAGCCTCCCCCGTCGACCGGACTCGGCCTCGTCGCGGACCCACTCGGTGAGCGTCCGCGTCTTGCCGAAGCCGCGGCCAGCCAGGAGCAGCCAAACGCGCCAGTCACCGCCCGGGGGCAACTGGTTCGGCCGCGCCCAGAAACGCCAGTCGTGCAGGAAGACACCGGCTTGCGCCTCACTGAGGCTCGCCAGCCACGCCAGCCGCTCCGGTTCGGGCCGCGAGGCCAGCGAGGCGGCGAGCGAGGTCGTCGCGGGCGTCGGCGATCTCGACGGGACCGCCGCCCGGTCCGCTGTGCTCATGCTGGTAGCGCTCCCGGTACTTGTCGGGCTTCAGCCCCTTCAGCAGGAAGATCAGCAGGGTGTCCGAGTACCTGGTCTCGGTGATCGTGGCGACCGGCACGCCGTTGTGGAAGATCGGCGTTTCCTTGACGACCCCGTCGACCGCGCGCCGGCGTGCCTCCGCCTCGAGCAGCTCGGTCGCCTCGATCTCGGCCTCGCGGAAGGCGGCGGCGAACTGATCGTCCCGCTCCTGCCAGCGGTAGACCTCGGTCCGGTTGGTGAGACCGATGGTGCGGCAGGATTGGCTGATGTTCCCGCAGCGGCGGAACTGCTCGAGGAAGGCGCTTTTCAGACGTCGCGTCTGTCGCGTCGTCAAGCGGTCCCTCCGAGCTGGGCGCGCCCCTAGTGGGCGACCGCCGCTGCTCGGATGAGGTCGTCTAGCCTAGATTAGCGCGTCTCCGTCCGGATTGCTAGTCGGGTCGCACAGGCCGTTGACCCGCTCCAGGGTCGGCACGTCGATCCCGAGCAACTCGGCGACCTCGGCGGCGGTGACCTCGCGGCCGTCGACGTAGTACGCGGTCAGCCCGCGCAGGCTCGGAACGGGGACGCTGTGGTCGCTCGGGTCGAACAGCGACCGGCCGGGGTCGTGCCGCTCGGTGACGCACTCGAGCGTCCGGCCCTTGACCATGTACGTGACCACGCCCATGCCCCTAGTCTACGCGCCGAGCCGAGGAAGCGACGCCGGCCTCCTCGTCGATGCGCCGGAGCAGGCGCGCGTACTCGTCGCGGGCGCTCTCCAGCTCGCCGTAGAGCGTCCCGTCGTTGAGGTCGTCGTCCTCTTGAGCCGCGTCCACGTAGGCGCAGGCCGCCGACGCCAGTCGACTCGCCGCGCGCCACCGGGCCGTCTCCCGCGCCTGGAGGGAGACCAGGCCGAGCAGGACGGCGCCACGCCCCTCCAGGCCGGGGGTGCGGAACATGTCCGCGCCGTGGTCGCGGATCGCCTCCAGCGGCGTCGGTCCGCTCGAGGGTCGTGGGTGGTCCACGCCGGCGTCGTCCGTGCCGTGCATGCTGAGCGCCGTCAGGCCGAACGGCTCGACGGTCGGGCACTCGCAGAAGTAGTAGCCGCAGCGCAGGCACGGGCTCATCCGGGGCTCGGGCGCGATGCTCATCCTGTTCTCCAGTCTACGCGCTGAGGCGGGCCGCGGGGTCGGCGGGACGGATCTTGCCGCTCCGGCCGATGTGGAACTTCAGGTCGCCGTCGGCCCAGTCGAAGCCGAGCTTGCCGACCCGCCAGCCCCGGATCTCCTGGGCGTGCTCGCGCAGGAAGGCGATCATCTGCTCGAGCCGGTCGTGCTCGCTCACCCCTGCTCCTCCTGCTCGCCCACGACCCGCGCCCGGTCGAGCACCGGGCAGTCCGGTGCGTGCGGCCACGCCCGGCAGAACCGGCACGATCCCGACTGGACGATGTCGCCCTCGTCCGGGTGCGCGAGCAGCGGCGCGAGGATGGTGCGCAGCTCGCGCACGGCCTGGATGAGCGCCGGCGCGTCCTCGGCGAGGAACGCCGCGAGCTCGCGCCCGGCGTACGGGTGCCGCGCCCGGAGGCGGCGCTGCTCGACGGCGTCCAGGTCCAGCCCCGGCGCCGGCCCGGGGTGCGCGTGCTGCTCAGGCATCGTTGCCCTCCGCGAGCGCGGCGCGCAGGTTGGCGATGATCTCCTTCAGGTTATCGATGCGGTCCAATAGGCTGCCCTCGATGTGATCGGCCCGTGTGCGCTGCTCGGCCACCTCGGCGGCGTGCGCGCGCTCCGACCGGGCCAGGGCGGCCTCCAGGTCGGCGATGCGGTCGCCCTCGGCGAGCAGGGCGGCGGCGGCGGCGTTGCGCTCGGCCTCCATGTCGTCGGCGTCCCGGTTGAAGGCGAGCATCTCGCGGTGCATCTCCGCCCACTCGGCCGCCAGCCGCTCGTTGGCGGCGCGGAGGCGGCGTACCTCGGCGAGCAGGGCGGGCACGTCGTCGGCGTACAACGCGCCCTGCCGGTACGACCGCTCGATCGGCGCCAGGTCGAGCGGCTGCTCGCTCACCGGGGCCGGGCCCGCCGGCGGGGTCGGGTCGCCCGTGGTCATCGCGGGGCCTCCCTCGGGTCGAGCAGCCGCCACGTCTGCCCGCAAGCGCACGCCCAGACATCCTCGCCCCGGTAGCGTCCCTGGCCGCCGCAGCGGGGGCAGCGCAGGAAACGGGTGAGGGCCGCGCCGATCTGCTGGACGAGGGTCGGCGCGGCGGTCATGCCGACACCGCCGCGCGCTGGCGCTGGTGGTGGGCCCGCTGCCGGGTCCGCCACCCGCAGGCCGGCGAGCAGTACCGCTGGTGCGGTGCCTGCGTGGGGAAGTCCTGCCGGCAGGCCGGGTTCGCGCAGACGAGCCAGCGGTAGGGCAGGCGCTCGTACTCGTAGGCCACGTTCACCAGGCGCGGCATCAGGCCACCGCCCCGGCGAGGCGGGCGCGGACGCGGGCGCGCTCGGCCTCGGTGCAGTCCTCGGAGAGCAGCCACGCCGCCACCAGCGCCGCCTTGCGCAGCCCCGTCCCGGCGCGCATCGCCTCGAGGTGGCTCAGCACCGTCCGGTGCGCGATGCCCAGCTCCGTCGCGATCTCCTTATCGATCAATCCGGACGCGGTCAGCTCGAGGATGCGCGCTTGCCGCGCCGTCACGACGCGACCCGCCAACGTTCCGGGGGTGTCCCATTCCGCTTCCTCAGATAACGCCGCTGGTAGTCGCGCCGGGCCGGCCCGTAGCGGGGCGGGTTGGCCGCGTAACGCGCCGCGTTGTCCGCCGACCGACAGGGGCGACAGTAGCCATTCGGCCGGCCGTCGCTGCGAAAATGCCAGTGTTCCGCCGTCGCCGGCTTGATCTCGCCGCACCGGGGACAGCGCTCGAGCCCGTCGCCAACCTGGGCCATGACCGATCCTCCTCGTCTCGTGCTCGCCCACGCCGGCGCACCCCGCCCGGCGCCCCCGCTCGCCCATCCTCACACCGGCACGTCCTCGATCGATGACCCCGTCGCCACCGCCACCGCGATCCACCAGCACGACGGCCGCAAGACGTAGGTCCGCTGACCCGCCGCACTCAGCGCCCGCAGCCAGTCCCGCTGCGCCGGCCGGAGCCGTCCGCTCTCCCGCTTCAGTTCGATGAACCGGACGCCGTGCTGGGGGTGGACGCAGACCAAGTCCGGCCAGCCGGGATCGGACCGCCAGGCCGTCGTGTCGTGCCAGACCCGCCAGCCGTGCAGGCGGAACAGGTCGACCACGGTCCGCTGCCACGCCGCCTCGGTGATGTGCTTGAGCGCGTCTGTCGACGTTTCCCCGCCTTGCGCTTCGCCAGTAGAGCTGTCCAGCGCTCGC